GGGGGCTTCGGCCCCCTGTCTCAACGTAAGCGGTAAGCGTAATGCGAGTGATCTCTTGGTTTTCCTGCGGAGCCGCTAGCGCGATTGCCACCGTGCTGGCGGCCATCAAGTACGGTGAAATCGAAGCCGTCTATTGCCGCGTAGTCGAAGAGCACGAAGACAACCTTCGGTTCCTTGACGACTTCACTCGCATTGTCGGCATCCCTGTAAAGACGATCATCAACGAGAAATACAACGGGTCGATTCACGAGGTGTTCCTCAAGCGCGGTTACATCAAAGGTCGTCACGGTGCCCCCTGCACGGTGCATCTGAAGAAGGACATGCGTCGGTCTTACCAACGACCAGACGACGTTCAAGTGTTTGGCTACACCGTCGAAGAACAAGACCGTGCGGATCGGTTCCTAGACTCGAACAACGATGTGCGAGAGGACTTCATCCTCATCGACAACCAGATCACAAAGCAGCAGTGCTACGACCTGCTGAAGACCCTCGGCCTCAAGTTACCAGTGATGTACCAGTTGGGCTATTCCAACAACAACTGCATCGGCTGCGTGAAGGGGGGGATGGGTTACTGGAACCAGATTCGGCGCGACTTCCCTGTGCAGTTTGATCGCATGGCCAAAGTTGAGCGGCTGCTCAATCACGCAGTGAACAAGGACAAGAACGGTCCTGTGTTTCTTGATGAACTGGACCCCAGTCGAGGCAACCGTGTGCGGGATGCGCCAGCAGATTGCGGTTTTACTTGCGAGTTGCCCCAATGACCAACGACTTCATCTGGGATGTCGAGACGTATCCGAACGTCTTCACGATGTCCGTCGAGCACGCCATCGCGCCGATCTGCTGGATGTTCGAGATCAGCGACTGGCGCAACGACTCCCGAGAGATCGTCGAGTTCGTGCGCTGGCTCGCTGACCGCAAGGCTTGGATGGTGGGCTTCAACAGCATCGGGTTCGACTACCCGGTGCTGCACCAGCTGCTGATGATGGGCTCGTGCAACGCGGGCATCCTGTACGCCAAGGCGCAGGCCATCATCGACTCGCAGACCGATGAGGGTGACGACCGCTGGCTGCACCAGGTACGTCCGAGCGACCGGGTGGTCGAGCAGATCGACCTGTTCAAGATCCACCACTTCGACAACAAGGCCCGCAGCACCAGCCTCAAGGCGCTGGAGTTCAACATGCGCTCCGACAGCATCGAGGACTTGCCGTTCCCGGTGGGGACGGTGCTGACCCGGGAGCAGGTCGAAGTGCTCAAGCGGTACAACCGCCACGACGTCGCCGAGACGAAGCGGTTCTACCACCACACGCTCGACATGATCCGGTTCCGTGAGGAACTGACGGTCAAGTACGGGCGCGACTTCCTGAACCACAACGACACGAAGATCGGCAAGGACTTCTTCGTCATGAAACTGGAGGAGGCCGGTGTCCAGTGCTACGACTTCGGCCCCGATGGTCGCAAGCCCAGACAGACCCCGCGCCCGAGCATCGCGCTGCGCGACGCCATCCTGCCGTGGATCACGTTTGAGCGGCCCGAGTTCCAGCGGGTGCTGGACTGGCTCAAGGCGCAGACGATCACCGAGACCAAGGGGGTCTTCACCGACCTGACGGCGACGGTGGACGGGTTCACGTTCGTCTTCGGCCTGGGCGGCATCCACGGCTCGATGGAGAACGTGGTGGTCGAGTCCGACGACGAGTGCGTCATCATCGACTTGGACGTCACCTCGTACTACCCCAACCTCGCCATCACGAACGGGTTCGCCCCTGCGCACCTGGGGCGCGAGTTCGTGACCATCTACGGCAACCTGTTCGAGCAGCGCAAGCAGTACCCCAAGAAGTCGGCTGAGAGCGCCATGCTCAAGCTCGCGCTGAACGGGGTCTACGGCGACAGCAACAACCGATTCAGCGTCTTCTACGACCCGCTGTTCACCATGTCGATCACGCTCAATGGGCAGCTGCTGCTGTGCCTGCTGGCCGAGAACATGCTGAAGGTGCCGGGACTGAACATCGTGCAGGTCAACACCGATGGTGTCACGGTGCGTGTGCCGCGCAGCCAGGTTGCAGCGGTGGACGAGGCGTGCGCTTGGTGGATGCGGCTGACCAAGCTCAACCTCGAACAAGTGCGCTACCGGCGTATGTTCCTGCGCGACGTCAACAACTACATCGGCGAGTACGAGGACGGGTCGGTCAAGCGCAAAGGTGCCTACGAGTGGAAGGTTGGCTGGCACCAGAACGCGGGTGGACTGGTGATCCCGAAGGTGGCCGAGAAGGTGCTACTTGAAGGCGCACCGATCCGCGAGACCGTGGAGAACTGGCCCGACAAGATGGACTTCATGCTGCGCGTCAAGGTGCCCCGGTCGAGCAGGCTACTGTGGGGCGAGGAGCAGGTGCAGAACACATGCAGGTACTACATCGCCCGGGGTGGCAGGCCGCTGGCGAAGGTGATGCCGCCGCTGGCGCGCAAGCCAGGCGAGTGGCGGCGCATCGGGGTCGAAAGCGGCTGGAACGTCCAAGTGTGCAACCGCATCGAGGACGCCGTGCTGCCGGTGGACTTTGGTTACTACGTCGAGGAAGTGGAGAAGCTGTGTCTGAGTCTCGCGTGAACTTCGCTGCCTGGAACCACGAGACGCTTGCTCGATTTGCCGAGGAGGCGACCGAGAAGATGGAGCGTCAACAGGCCGAGATTGAACAACTGCGCGCTGACCTGCGGGTGGCGCTCCATGCGTACAGGAGAGTCATCAGTGAGAAGCCCTGATCTGTACCTTGGAGACTGTCTGTTCTGGCTGGCCATGCTGCCCGACAACAGCGTCGATGCGGTCGTGACTGACCCACCTTACGGCCTGAGCTTCATGGGTAAGAAATGGGACTACGACGTACCGAGCGAAGCGATCTGGCGCGAGTGCCTGCGGGTGCTGAAGCCGGGTGGGCATCTGCTGGTGTTTGCTGGCACGCGGACGCAGCATCGCATGGCGGTGCGCATCGAGGATGCGGGGTTTGAAATCCGCGACATGATCGCCTGGGTGTACGGATCGGGGTTTCCGAAGTCGCTGGATGTGAGCAAGGCGATTGATCGGATCGACGCCAGCGAGGAACAGGAGCGCCGCTGCCTGCGCTTCACCGCCTGGGTTCGATCGCAAGGCGTCACGCCGAAGCAGATCGACGAAGCGACCGGCACCAATATGGGCGGCCACTACACCACGGCAGCAAGCCAGCCCGCGATCATGACGCGGAAGCACTTGGAAGCATGCCGCCACCTGTTCGGCGACGTGCCGGAATGGGTGGAACGCGAGGTGGACATCCGCAGCATTGAAAGTCAGAACATGGCCGAGCGCGAGGTGCTCGGGCGCAGCAAAAACGGCATTGCTGGCGGAACCGGCAAGCACGCGGGGCAGGACGCCGCGTATGGGTTCGCTGGTGAGTTCAACATCACCGCCCCCGCCACCCCCGAAGCCCGCCAGTGGCAAGGCTGGGGCACCGCCCTGAAGCCCGCCCTGGAGCCGATCACCGTGGCGCGCAAGCCGCTGGTGGGCACGGTGGCCGAGAACGTGCTGGCGCATGGCACCGGGGCGCTGAACATCGATGGGTGCAGGGTGGCTGGCATCGTTACAACGAACCCGCAGCGGCGGGGCTCCGGCAATATCAGCACCAACGGGCACAAGGGCCAAGACGATACGGGGCTTGATCGCGTCTCGGACTCCGGCCGCTGGCCCGCCAACTTGATCCACGACGGCAGCGACGAGGTGGTGGCGGGGTTTCCTGACAGCAACGGACAACAGGGTAAGACGGGCAAGCGGAAGCAAGGCGTGCTCTACAACGCGGTAGACGAAGGCGAGCCGGGAGTCGAGCCTCGCGGCGACACCGGCAGCGCCGCCCGGTTCTTCTACTGCGCCAAGGCGAGCAAGCGGGATCGTGGCGATGAGAACAAACACCCCACCGTCAAGCCCACCGACCTGATGCGCTACCTGTGCCGCCTCGTCACCCCGCCCGGGGGCACCGTGCTTGACCCGTTCATGGGCAGCGGCAGCACGGGCAAAGCAGCAGCACTCGAAGGCTTCCACTTCATCGGCATGGAGCGTGACGCCGACTACTTCACCATCGCCCAAGCGAGGATTGACCATGCTCGAAAAGCAGATTGAAACCAAGGTGTGCGACTACGCCAAGCAGCGCGGCCTGCTGGTCTACAAGTTCACCTCGCCAGCACGCGCTGCGGTGCCTGACCGCCTGTTCGTGCTGCCCAACGGGCGCGTGTTTTTCTGCGAGTTCAAGCGCCAGGGGCAGAAGCCCACGATCCCGCAGGAGCGTGAGCACAACCGGCTGCGGGGGCACAAGGTCAACGTGTTCGTCGTTGACAACGTGGCGTCTGGGGTGGCGATGATCGACGAGATGGTGGGGCTGTGCTAACCCCCAACCTGCTCCACGACTACCAGAAAAAGGCGGTCAACTTCCAATGCACTCACGCGCAGTCGATGATGTGGCTGGACATGGGGCTCGGGAAGACCGTCATCACGCTCACCAGCATCGCGCACCTGTTGTCCACCGGCTACCTGCGCGGCGTGATCATCGTCGCCCCGATCCGCGTCATCCGGCTCGTGTGGCGGCAGGAAGCTGCGAAGTGGGAGCACACCAAGCATCTGCGCTTCAGCATGGTCACGGGCACCAAGGACCAGCGCACCCGGGCACTGATGCGCCCCGCCGACATCTACCTCATCAACTACGAGAACCTGCGCTGGCTCGCTGAGACCCTGCAGACGTACTACGTCGCCAAGGACAAGCCTCTGCCGTTCAACGGGGTGGTGTGGGACGAGATCAGCAAGATGAAGAACAGCGCCACGGATCGCGTGAAGGCGGTGCGCAAGGTACTCGATCAGTTCGCCTGGACAACGGGCCTCACCGGCACCCCGGCCAGCAACGGCTACAAGGATCTGCACGGCCAGTTCCTCGTGGTCGACCGAGGGGTGCGCTTGGGCACGTCCAAGACTGCCTTCAAGACGCGCTTCTATCGCAAGGTGGGCACGTACAAGGAGGTGCTCTACGATGACGCCGAGGACACGATCAAGAACCTCATCGGCGACATCACGCTGGAGATGTCAGCCGAGGACTACAACCCGCTTCCCGACCTCATCGTCAACAACATCGAGGTCGAGATGGAGGGCGAGGTCCGAGCGAAGTACGAGCAGTTGGAGAAGGAGTTCTTCACGCAGCTCGACAGCGGCACCACGGTCGAGGTGTTCAACCAAGGCTCGCTGACCAACAAGGCGTTGCAGTTCAGCAACGGTGCCGTGTACCCGGTGGCGGGGATGCCCCTGTGGGAGCCGATCCACGACCTCAAGCTCGACGCGCTGGAGGAGATCATCGACGAGGCTCAGGGTTCTCCCGTCTTGTGCGCCTATGCCTATCGGAGCGATGCTGAGAGGATCATGGCGCGGTTCAGGGATCTGCGCCCGATCAACCTGACCGAGTGCAAGACCGAGGGCTCACTCACGGCTGCAATGGACAGATGGATGAAGGGGGACTGTCAACTCATGATTGGCCATCCTGCCAGCATGGGACACGGCATCGACGGATTACAAAAGCGTGGACGCACGGTAGTTTGGTTTGGGCTCAACTGGTCACTCGATCTGTACGACCAGATGAACGCCCGGGTGCGCCGGCAGGGTCAGGGTGCCCCGGTGGTCTGTCACAGGATCATGTGCCGCGATACGCTTGACCAGGCGCAGGCCATCGCACTCGACGAGAAGGCGACGACGCAGAACGCACTGCGCAGCGCCGTGAAGAAGTACCGACAACAGAAGGGGGTTTGATGGGATCGCTACGAAGACACCTCGCCAGCGTGTCATGCCATGCGGAGGCAATCTCTGTCCTCATCGCAGGACCGACAACGGTGCGTGGCTTGTGCGAGGAGTCCGGACTGGCGTACAACGCCTGTCGCAAGTTCGTTGCGACGCTGTACCGGCGCAGGCTCGTGCGTATCGCGGCCTGGGAACAGGACAGCATCGGTCGCTGGACAATCGCAGCCTACGCATGGGGCGAGGGCAAGGACGTCAAGCGCCCGCCGAGACTGACGCCCACACAGCGCAGTCAGCGGATGCGGGATCGAGTGAAGGCGATGCAGCGTGCAATCGCCATTGTGGGGCCCAACGCAAAGCTAACCGGACCACAACGCGAGGACCGCCATGAGTGAAAACGCGAACACGCCAGAGAACAGCCGAGCCGTTGTGGTTCCGGTTGAGCGACCTGTTAGGCCGCTTGCCTGGACTGAGGACCGCTGCAGAGAGCTTGACGAACTTGGAACGCTGCTGTGCGAAGTGGCAAGCATCAACCACGGCAACAACTGCTTGGAGCGCATCGCGCGCTGCATTGCCTTGGCCGAGAAGCTGAATCGCGACGACCTGTTCAAGTGCCGCGACAGCCTGCACACGTTCTTGCGCGAATTGGCGATTGCGGACCGTAGCACTGGCCCTGCGGCCTAACGGGTCTAACGCAGAAGTAACAGGCCTTGGCCGCAACAGGAGCAACGATGACTGACCAAGCAACGCCGGCCAAGGTCCGGTTGACTGACGGGTTAGGCCCGTGGTCGGTGAGCCTACTGGAACGCCCGCAGCCCAGGCCGTGGTTTGTGTGCCGACAGACCGGCGCGCTTCAATGGGAGCAATTGCAGCGCGACGACGGTTGCGGAGTTGCGCGATTTGAGACGATGGCCGAAGCGCAAGAGGCCGCAGACGCCGCGAACGCTGCAAGGGCCTAACGCCAAATAGACCAACATGCAGTGCCCCGAGTGCGGAACGTGGACGCAAGTCCTTGAAACACGACAACAGCCTGACTACGTGCGAAGGAGATACCAGTGCGCCAACATGCACCGATTCACGACCAAGGAAGTGGTGGTTACAGCGAAGCGGCCGAGGCAGCATCCGAACTTGGTGCCGATGACGAAGAAGACCGCTTTGCTGATTTCGCGTTTGCACAAGTGATGCAGACGCTGATCTGTGCCGTCGCCATCGTGGCGCTGGTGGCAGCGTTCGCGGTTCTGGCCTAGTACGACCAGATCGTCGGCTGCTCCCGCAGATCGACGTGGATGAAGCGTCCGGTGCCCTTCTGCTGCACTCCGATCCCGGTGAACCCGTGTTCGAGGGCCAGTTGGAGCACGCGGACGGCTTCAGCACCCTGCACCGCAATGTCTGCGGCTCGCCCGGTGGCGTGCATCCCGGGCGAGGGCTTCGCCTTCTCGATGGGGTGGTCGGCGCACCTGTACCCTGACGAGATGTTCATGGGCTTGCCGTAGGCCGTTCGCAGCGCCTGCAGCTTCGCCATGAACTCGGGCTTCATTTCCTGCCGCCCGCAGTGCCGGCAGCGGAACTCCCGCTCGTCGAAGTTCGGGTAGGCCGACCAGTCCATCACGAACGGCGCTTGTCCAGCACGCTCCAGCCGACGCCGGCAGCGGCAGCAGCGCCGCCGACGATGGCGTCCATCGTGCCCCCGTCGATGCCGTACTTGACAGCAAAGCCGCCAGCCAGGCCGGTCAGGATGTGCCGCACCAGGGCGGCGAGAATCGTTGCGTTCATGTCAGTCCTCACTTGAAGATTCGGTCGGCGCCAATCCAACCTAACACACCAGCAATAACGCTGCCGGCGAACCACAGGGCGCGGATGCCGCCCTTTCCCTCACTGGCGAGATGGACCAACTGGTCTACCTTCCCGTTGAGATTGTCGATCTTCTGCTCCAGGGCTTCGACCTTGCCCTTGAGCAATCCGTAGTCAATGGGGTCGATCATCTTTTCCTCGATATCCGTGATGACTTGAGCTAGATATTCCACTTGGGCCTGCATTGTGTTACTGGACGGCACCGTCGCACTCGTTGATGTTAGCGCGAGCGCACTAGGTCGATGTGAACATCCCAATCGATGGTGGTTGCGAGAACTCCGGTTACGTCCACGTTCAGCACGTTCGCGCTCATGGTGGCAGTCGGCGGGGTGGCGAGTGAATCGGGGTTCCAACTCATCACGCTGGCCCAGTTCCCGGTGCCGGTGGACAGGTTCGTACCCACCGCGTTTCGCCCGAAGCCCACCTCAAACTCGTAGACCGCTCGATAGTTGCCCGTCGCAGTCGAACCCACGATGCGTGCGCGAACGTGTCCAGCGGCACCCTGCGGAACCGCGTAGCTCCACAGATTCGTCGTCGTGGCGTTGGTCGTCGTGAGTCGATAGACCTCGCCGATGCGGGTGCCCGAGCCCGGGAACAAGTTGTTCGACTGCTCGATGCTGACGCCGATCTGAGCGGGCGAGACGTTCAGCACCCGCACCGTCGCACCGTCTGCCTTGCTGAAGTCGTTGCCCGTGACAACGATGCATCCGGGGCCGGCGTCATCGCCAGCATCGGACGGGATCAGGTTGACGATGAAGTCCGACGTGCCGTTGTTGGGTAGGAACGCGCAGTTCGAGACGATGATGCTTTCGGCCTGAGCGTTGATACCCGATCCGATGCCGCTCGGGTTGGCCAGCGCACAGTCGTAGAAGGTGCAACCATCGACCACGACGCCGAACGGTTCGATGAAGGAATCCGGCGGACTGGTGGTGGCGCCAGCGATGAACAGACCGGATCGCTTGACCTGGCCGAACATGCACGCGCTGAAGATGATGTTCTCCAGCCGTCGAGTGGTGTTGTCCCACCACGAATCGCCATCGGTGACGCGCACGCTGACCGAGTGCTCGGCTCGCGCATCGCCACGGAACGTGCAGCCGGTGAACTTGATCTTCTCGTAGCTGCTCGTCCGGGTGGCACCGGAAGCCATCGTCACCGTCTCGCGCACCGTGCCGCCGATGAGCACGTTCACCGGGTCGGGGGTGACGGTTGCCGGCCCGTCGAAGTAGCAGTTGGTGACGTGGATGTCGAGGATGACGTGGCTGTCGGGCACACCCTCTGGCACGATGCCGAGGGTGTAAACGCAGTCGGTCCAGTGGCACTG